GGGATAAGCATACATGGAATATACAGATACCAAAGGGTCATACGATATTAGCGATGAAGATACGCTTGATTTACAAGCGGTCGTCAAAAGCGAAATGGAATCCGCACAGGATTTCATCGAACAGATTGGGCAAGAACGTGACGAGGCAACTCGTTATTATTTAGGCAAAGAACCAGGCGCAACTTCTGAGTTGCAATCGGAATACATTTCAACCGATGTCAGAGACAGCGTGTTATTCATGCTGCCATCGATCATGCGCACCTTCTTCGGCACAAAGAAAGTGGTCGAGTTTGTACCGCACTCTGCCGAGGACATACCCTTTGCCGAGCAGCAAACGGCGTATATCAATCACATCATACAAGAGAAGAATCCAGGCTTTAATGTCATGTATAACGCATTTAAGGATGCACTGATTCGTAAAACGGGCTTTGTAAAAGCCTATTGGGATGATTCGATTACATCCACTTGTCACGAGTTCAGCAATATTTCACCTGAAGATTACACCGCACTCATTATGGATGAGGATGTCGAGATCGTTGAAGAGAAAATGGAAATGGAAACTTTGACAATCGTAAACGAAATGACAGGCGATGAGATCACCGAGGAACGTCCGATTAGTTATGATTTAAAAATCAGACGAGTCAAAGCAAAAGACCAAGTGGTCATCGAGGCAGTACCGCCCGAAGAGATTTTGATTTCTCGTGCTGCAAGAGACATACACACTTCACCTTATGTGGCACATCGCATGGTCAAAACCATGAGTGAGCTGATTGCCATGGGTTATGAAAAAGAAGAGATTGAACAATATTCGGGTACAGGCGGATCGTATGACTCTGCTGAGTATGAGGCGGAACAAGCAAGGAATCCTCTGAGCGAGGTCATGTATGCCGACCGCCCCGACCCCGCTGGACAAGACATATTGTATGTCGAACATTATTTATTTTACGATTTGGATGGCGATGGCATTGATGAGCGCATCCGAGTCTGCACACTGGGTAATGGCATGAACATAGTCAATGCGATGCCTTGGGATGATTTACCTATCACAATCTTCTCACCCGATCCTGAACCGCATACCGCCATTGGCTCATGCCCCGCAGACTATCTCATCCCAATACAAGCCTCGAAGTCTCAGATCATGCGAGACACACTTGATTCATTGGGTGCCGCCATCCACCCCAGACTCGGAATTGTTGAGGGCCAAGTGAACATTGATGACGTTTTAAATACGGATATCGGGCAGCCGATTCGTATGCGCGCGCCCAATATGGTTCAACCCTTCGCTGTTCCCTTCGTTGGTAAAGAGGCATTTCCTGTGCTTGGTTATTTAGACGAGGCAAAAGAGAATCGCACAGGCGTTTCCAAAGCCAGTGCGGGTCTAAACGCCGATGCGTTGCAATCATCCACCAAAGCTGCCGTTGCTGCCACCATGTCGGGGGCGCAAGGTAGAATTGAGCTGATTTGTCGTCACTTTGGCGAGGGTCTGCGTGACTTGTATTCTCTCGTAAACAACCTAGTTATTAAAAACCAAGACAAACAAGACGTGTTTCGCTTAAACAACGAGTTTGTGCCTGTTGATCCGAGATATTGGGATGCAAACAAGGACATCGTGGTCAATGTCGCCATATCCAAAGGTTCGGATGAGGAAAAAATGCAAGTTTTGGCTCAAATGGCGGGCAAACAAGAGCAGATTTTACAAACATTAGGGCCACAAAACCCAATGGTGAGCTTGCAACAATACGCAAATACTTTGGGTCGGATCATCGAATTGGCTGGATTTAAGGATGTGAGTGCGTTTATCAACACCGATATACCGCCGATGCCACCACAGCCACAAGATGACAAGCCCGATGCTGCTGAAATGTTGGCACAAGCAGAGATACAAAAAGCCCAAGTGCAAGCACAAAAGGCAATCATCGATTCTGAAACGGATCGCATGAAACTGATTATGGAAGATGACTTTAAACGCGATGAAGCCGAAGCGGATATACGCTTAAAGGCTGCTGAACTGTCTGCCAAGTATGGCGCAGAGATTAACATTGCTGAGATAAATGCATTGATGGAACGAGATCGAGAGACCATTCGACAACTTGCCAAGTCACAAGCTGCGGGATTGTTTAATGGTACAGGAAACGGATAAATACTACGATTTAGAGTTCCTGGATTCAGCGGGCGAGATGATTTACACCGCCCAAGGCATCAAAGCCAAAAACTTAGAACATGCACGAGAGATCGTGTTGTGTTTTTTGTCTGATTTCATTGATGAAGATTCAGAGCTGTTATCTCACGAGGAGACAATAATTCATTGATGCCAAATAAAAAATATAAAAAGAGGAAAAAGCGATGAAGTTTAATGTGATTAAAAACGTGGTCGGCACACTCGCCCCCACCATTGGATCAGCATTGGGTGGCCCAATGGGAAACATGGCAGCCAACGTCATCGCTGACGTTTTAGGCGTTAAACCAGAACCAAAAGCACTGCAAAAGGCTATGGAAAACGCAACGCCAGAGCAGATGGCAGAAATTAAGAAAGCAGAGTTTGAATTTGAGACACAAATGAAAGAGCTGGATGTTGATATCTTTGCCCTTGAGACTGCGGACAAACAAGATGCCAGGCAAAAATTCAGTAAAGACTGGACAACAAGAGTCATGGGCATTGCCGTATTGGGTGGATTCTTGGGGTATATCTTCATGGTCACGCTGCAACCGCCTGAACAAAACTCCGAGGCTTTGATTAACCTCGTTCTTGGTTATCTCGGCGGATTGGCAAGTGCGGTGGTCTCGTTTTACTTTGGCGCATCAAACGGCGGTGGAAAATCAAAAAATTAAAAGAAATATGGGGTTATGGTGAAAAAATTTATAGGTATATTTGGGGTAATATTTACGCTTGGATTGCTAAATTCAGAAGCGGTTAGAGCAGATCAGACTGGAAACTGTACGGCTGGAAGCGAGTATTGTGAGCAAAACTCGTTGACTACGACCAACGCCACAACTACGACAAATACAAACAACAACAACACAACAACGACTTCGACAGCAACAAATACAAACAACAATACATCGACCTCGACAGCAACCAACACAAACAACAATGTTTCGACCAACACATCGACTTCAAGTTCGAGCAGTGTTAATCAGAACACCAACACATCGACATCGACCGCCAATAACAACAACAACAATGTCAATACTTCGACATCGAGCAATTCCAATGTGAACACCAATACATCCACATCAAATGTGACATCCAATGTGACCAACAACAACACCAGCAATGTCACATCGAGCAATGTCAATGTGAATGAGTCAACCAGCAGCAACCGAAATGTAAATGAATCGACATCTGACAACACCAATCGAAACATCAATGAGTCAAGCTCAAACTCTAATGTGACCACAGATAACAAGAATGTGAATGAGAACAACAGCACTTCAAACAACACCAATCGAAACATCAATGAGTCGAAGTCTGAGCAAACGATTAATCAAAACATTACACAAAAAGCACCGCCCGCTTCTGCAATAGCACCATCAATCATGTCGTATTCACAGGATTTGTGTACGGTTGGTAGATCGGGTGCTTTTCAGGGTCAAGTTTTTGGTTTATCTGCTGGTAGAACCGTCAGAGATGAAAACTGTGAACGATTAAAGTTAGGCAAATATTTATACGACATGGGCATGAAAGTCGCAGCCGTTGCCATCATGTGCCAAGACGTTAGAGTGTTCAGTGCAATGTATATGGCTGGTACGCCTTGTCCATATGAAGGCAAGATAGGCGAGGAAGCAAGACTGGCATGGGCTGCTAATCCTAAAGATCGACCCGATTACAAAGAAGCCAAATCAAATTATGTGACCAAATGTGCTGGCACAGAAAATAATGCGGGCCAGAGAAAATCGAGATTAACCTGTAAGCGTGAGTTTGATTCGGGCGGATAATGCCTAAGAAAAACAACGAAGGATTACAAAACGCCATTTTGTTTGGAATGGGATTGGCCTGTTTGCTTCTTTTATGCGCCACACTCAATATCAATGCTGGATATGTTTACGAGGCAAATCAAAACATTTTTAATTTAACCAATGAAAGCGGTACAACCAACATGGCAGTTGGTGACGACCAAGTTTCCAGTGCATTTAACCTAGATTTTACGTTTACATTTTATGGCGAAGATTTCACATCTGCTCGAATGGCAACCAATGGTTGTTTACACTTTGGGTCGTCAGGAAGTTATTGTAATGACTACACACCTGACCCATTACCTGAAATCACATACACCTTATATCCTTTCTGGACTGATCTGATTCGTGACAACGGCTCTAAGGTTCTGGCTAAGAATTTCACCGACAAATCTGTTTTTGGTTGGTACAACTTACGAGAATACAATCGCAGCAACACAGACAACTCGTTTGAGGTCGTTCTGTGGAAAGCAGACGACAGCTTTGAGTTTCGATACGGCGGGTTAAACGTCATTAAGCACGATGTTTTGATTGGAGAGCAAGGCAGCAGTTCACAAACTTACACTTATCTTTATCACGATGAATGTAGCACGGGAACAACAAACGTCTCTGGCACTTGTGTAAACAAAGATTGGAACAATACAACATTCAATACGCTTTTAGAAAACGGCGGAAGTTTGTATGGCGTTGGTTCTGGCAATGCGCTTGATTGCAGCAATCCATTGAACAATTCGGCTTGCGTTGGCTATGCTGCCGCATACCTTACTCAACAATGCAGTATTGACTCGCTTTATTCCAATCAATGCCCGTACTATTGGGATGCTGTGTTTGATGAAGAGTGTGAATACAACCCGCAGTCCGATCCAGCTTGCCCAGGATATAGTTTTGAAAGCTCATACGCTTATTACAATGAAGATACTTACAACTATGGCATTGAAGAAGAGTATTTTTACGAAGAAGTGTTTTTTGAAGAACCTTTTTTTGAAGAAGAGTATTTTTACGAAGAAGTCTTTTTCGAGCCAATACAAGAAGAGGTGTTTTTATTGGTTGAAGAGTTTATCCCCATTGAAGAATTTTATGATCCAATTTTTGAAGAAATTGAATACTTCTTAGAGCCTCTGCCAACCGATGAATTTATAACATTTAGTTATATTGAAGATGATTACTTAACCTTTGATGAGTTGCCAATGATTGAGTATGACTTGCCTGTTATTGAAGATGTTTTGATGGAACATTTTGAACACGAACAGATTGTTGAAGCGATTGAGGAGTATTACGAAGAAGAAGTTATTGAAGAAGAAGTCATTGAAGAAGAAGTGGCTGATGAGGAAATTGAAGTTCTGGCCGATGACGACAAAAAGGACGACAAACTTGAGATGCAACTAAGCGTTGTTGCCGACACCATAAAAATAGCTGCAAACAGTTATGGCGGGATCAACAACGGTGTCAACGCTTCCAATTATTCTTTGCAAAACAGCAGCACTGCATCGGGCGGCGTTGCCAATACTCAATCAAACGCTGTCGCCTCTTCTGTTTCTGGCGGTGCAGCAAGCCAAAGCAATTCGCCAAGCATATCGGATCAGGTGACAAGCTCTGCGGCACAAACGCAACAAGTTTTATCGATGAGCGTTGCAGCAGACACATCGATTGACTCCTCTCAATCCAGCTCTGCATCAGACACAAGCGTTGACGTATCGATTACCCCCATGATGATCTTTGATGCCAATCAACCCGTTATGGCAGACGTACAAATACAAGACATGCAAGGTCAAATCAGCAATGCCACTTCAGGCGTGATGACTGCAAGCGAAGCGGATCAAATCGCAGAACAAATCATTGCTGAAAACATCAAAGAACAGCAAGAAGAGATCAAGGCACAAGAGCAAGAAAGCGGAGAGTATGCAGACAGCTCATCCTTGGTTGCTTTGATGAGTTTTGTGCCAGGGTTTAACACTTACAGCATGATAAGCGTTCCAGATGCGACAAGCTGGTACGAACCCACAGAAATTTATGCCAATGCTTCCATTGCAGACAACAATCAGGCTTATCTGAGCTTATTCGGAGACAGCCTGACTGCGATGAAAGACATGGTTCAATCACAACCCAACCTATGAGGAAAAAATTATGGACTGGTTTCAAAGTAAAACAACACAACTAATCGCACTTGCTGGTATTGTCAGCACTTTGGCTGGATTTGGTTATACAGGTGCAACATATGTTAATCGCATCGAAAACCTTGAGTCTAAAATGACTCGTTATATCAACGAAATTGACACACTTGCTGACGAAGTTGCTGACATGGATAAACAGGTGGTCTCGCTTGTAGAGCAGATAAAATCATTAAACATAGAAACTGAAGATTTAACGCCGATCAAAGACGATATTGTTTTGTTGCAGACGAGTGTCGCTGGAATCAATGCCAGCGTTGATTCAATGTATGATGATATTCAAGCGTTAGAAAACAAAAACGACAACCCACTTGCCCAATAAGATATGATAATATCTATCACTAACCTTTGGTAATTGTAAAAATGGAACTCAATTCAATAGTATTCTGGAACATCATATTGACTTTGGTCTATGCGCCACTCGCTTTGGGCATCAAAAGCAACATGGCCGAGACCAAGCGCATCGATATATTGCTGAATAAAACACGAGAAGAATTGCCAACCGTTTACGTCACAAAAACCGAAATCACAAATGAAATGGAAAGGCTATTTAAGCGGTTCGATAAGCTCGAAGAGAAAATCGACCAAATAGCCCAACAATCTTGAGGATATAAATATGCAAACTTTCGCAAATATAATGGCTGTCATTATGCTCATCGTCACAGTATGCAGTGTAGTTTCAATGATAACCCCTACTCCAAAGCTCGATACGCTTGTCGGTAAGATTTACAAATACACGATTGAGCTGGGCGCACTTAACTTTTGGAAGGCAAAAGATAAATAGTGTCATTTTTTGGCGACATACCCGATGAGCTGATATACAGCAACGAGCTTGTTGATCCACCAGTCAGCGATACGATTGGTGGATTGCCCCTTTTGGGTGCGGGTATCGCTGGCATTTACACGCCGTCAAGAAAACTGGGTCAAGCAAACAACCCTGGGCAACAAGTTGTCACAAGTGGCCCGATACAAGTCACCAAAGCTCAAAAAAGAGATGCAAGAACTATAAAGAATAAAAACAATCTTGGTGCGGGCGATGTGTTTGTTGATCGAGGCACAGGCATTGTCTGGAAAGTAAATGACAACGGCAAAGGCATTAAAGCATTAGGCAGCAGCGATCAAAGCCCAGTTGAGTTTGCAATAGGCGATCGTGTTTTTATTCAAAGCGGAACCATCACTGATAGCGATGGAAATGTAATTGATGAGCATCAATCAGGTTGGGCAATTTACAATCCACAAGAAGATTTGCCTGGTGATCCTTGGGAGTTTGAAACAACAACAACGGATGAAGAGACACCAGTTGACATACCGCTTTTTCCATCAATCATTGACGACAGCGGTACTGTTATAACGCCACCAATTATTACAACGCCACCCCCTACTCCACCTGTCATTACAACGCCACCCCCTACTCCACCTGTCATTACACCACCTGTTATTGATACACCACCTATACCGCCTGTTATTGATACACCACCGATTGTCATTGACACACCGCCCGTAATTGATGAGCCGCCAGTTATTACAACGCCACCACCATCTCCGCCTGTAACTCCGACTCCAACTCCGACTCCAACTCCTGTTGTGCCAACGCCAACTCCTGTAGTGCCTACACCTACTCCAACTCCTACACCTACTCCAACCCCTACACCAACGCCAACTCCTACACCAACGCCAACGCCCACTCCAACTCCAACTGGCACAGGTGATACTGGAACGGGCGATACTGATGACGGCACAACCGATGATGTCGGTGTCGGCATTGGCGATACTGTTGGCATAGGAACGGGCGCGGGAGTTCTCGATGGAGACAGCACACCTTTTGTGCCAGTCGATTACAATCCATTCACTATACAAAACCCCGTCTTTGAGCCGAGAGATTTTATTGCACCAGGCGTTTCATATTCGCCAGAAGTGCCAGAGGGTTATACGGTGTTTGACGATGTGTATACGCCTTATGTTTACGACCCACCCCCTGTGCAACAAATGAGTGGGCCACCATTGATATATGATCCATTCGCGCCTTTGCCTTCAATGGCTGAATCGATTACTTCATTGCCACAAATGCCAAGCGGTTATCAACCGCTGAATTTAGGCAACCTACAATCAATCATTAATAAAATAGGAAACACATGAGTACACGAGAAGAAGTCCTCGAATCCAACGAGGCAGAATTAATCCTCAATTCTGTTGTTTTTAAAAAAGCAATCGAACAACTGCACGATGAATACATCCAGCTCTGGTTGCAATCCGATCAAGACGACAAAGCATTTAGAGAATCAATGCACACTGCTGTTAAACTTTTGCCAGAAGTTGAAAAACATCTACGAATCATTGTTGAGAAAGGAAAAATTACACAAACCAATTTGAGAAGAATCCGAAAAGTCATGGCTTAGTATTGATTTACAAATACCAAAGGGTAGTTTAGAATCAATCTAATTATCAATAATTTTCAAGGATAATATTATGGCCAACACGGTTCAACCTAAACCATTGGAATTACAAACAAGTATGGAAGAGGCTGTGACCTCATTTGAGCAATACCTAGAACCTGAAGAGGAAAAACTAGAAGAGGCACAAGTAGAATCACAAGCCGATGAAACTGTTGAAGAAGAAATTGTCGAGGAAGAAGAACTCCAAGCCGATGACTTTGAAGAAACAGAAGAAACAGAAACTCTTGACGATGAACAAGATGAGATAGAGGAACAAAATGAACCTCAACTTTATGCCGTTAAAGTAAACGGCGAAGATGTTGAAGTCACCATTGACGAACTTCAAAGCTCGTATTCTAGACAAGCAGATTACACTCGAAAGACTCAAGAACTCGCTCAACAGCGTAAGACTGTTGAAGAACAACAAAGCGAGGTTGCAAAAAACGAGGCGATTTATAAGGAACTGCTGCCCAAAATGGAAGCTGCATTAAGCGAAAGTTTGGGTACTGAGCCTGACTGGGAAACTTTGTATTCTAACGATCCCATTGGGTATGTCCGAGAACGCGATTTATGGAATGAAAAACAACAGAAATTGCAAGCCGTACAAGCTGAACAAACGAGACTTCAAGAAGAAGATCAAGTGAAACAGCAAGAGCAGATACAGAAGTATATGCAATACGGCGAAAAGCAAATTCTTAATCATGTTCCTGAGTGGAAGGATAAAACCATCCAACAAGAAGAAAAATTGGCGATTCGAGATCATGCAATCAATGATTTGGGATTTACAGCAGAGGAAATCAACCAAGTGTATGATTACCGCCTGTTGATGGGGTTAAGAAATAGCTGGATGCAAAACAAAACGCAAAAAGCTGTGAAGAAAAAACCCACTCAGAAGGCATCTGCTAGAAACAGAGTTGCAAAACCTGGTTCAGTCTCTCGTAAAAAAACCAGCACTCCTTTAAAGAAATCGAAAGCACGATTAGCCAAATCTGGGAAAGTCCAAGATGCGGCGAAAGTATTTGAACAATTAATTTAACTTTTAATTTCTAGGCAACTAGAAGGAGTATTAGCATGGCCAAAGTGACCAATGCTTAGTATCTTGAGCATTTAAAACACCGTGAATTGCTGGGAAGCCCTAACGGATAAGACGAGGGTAATCAGCAGCCAAGACAAGCAGAAATGTTTGTAAGGTTCAGAGACTAGGTTATGGAGTCCTAACGAATAAGACGAGGATGGTAAAAGCCCAAGAGCGCGGTGCAACTCTTAGAGTTGATGATATAGTCCAATCTTATAAGAAACTATAAGAAGTCATCCATAAACAGTTTGACGATAATAATAATGTCGATACCTATACTGCTACTGCTGACAGAGAGGCTTTGAGTGATCTGATCTATAACATTTCACCAATGTCAACTCCTGTCATGTCAGCTATTGGCCGTAATTCGGTAAAGAATGTACAATTTGATTGGCAAACTGAAGCATTACCCTCAGCATCCGCTACTGGACAGCTAGAGGGTTTTGAGCTTTCAAGAACAGCAGCGACCGCTACTGTAAGAGAAAGCAACATTTGTCAAATCTCAAGCAGAGATGCAACTGTGACAGGTTCACAGCAAGCATCAGACCCCGCTGGTAAGAAATCAGAAATGGCTCACCAACTCGCAATCATGGCAAAAGCCCTGAAACGCGACATGGAGAAAACCATTTGTGGAAACACTGCCAAAAACGCGGGCAACGCAACCACAGCAAGGCAAACGGGTGGCTTTGAAACTTGGATTGAAACCAATGTTTCCAGAGGCACAAACGGGGCTGGTGCTGGTAATGGTGCTGCACCTACAGATGGCACACAAAGAGCGTTCACAGAAACCATTTTGAAAGACGTACAACAACTTTGTTTTGACAACGGCGGCGAACCAACTATGTTGGTTGTCGGTTCTCACGTCAAAGGCGTTGTGTCTGGTTTCACTGGACGAGCTTCTGCTAGGCAAATGATCGATGCAACAGCGATCGAAGCTAGCGTGAGTGTGTATTCTGGAGACTTTGGTGAGTTGAAGGTAATGCCTTCTAACTTCAGCAGAGGCAGAACAGCACTGTTCATCGATCCTGATTTTGCAAAAGTTTCATATCTCAGAGATTTTGAAACTGTTGACATTTCAACAATCGGTGATGCTCAAACTAAAATGTTGATAGTCGAGTACGGACTAGAGTGTTCTAATGAGAAAGCTCATGGTCTGGCTGCTGACTTATCTACATCGTAAGTGAGTAATTTAGTGGGGTGAGCAATCGCCCCACTATTTAAAAATGGCAAAAATAACAACATTGGAAATAAAATCAGGCGGTCTCGTCAATCAATTTGCAACCGAGGGCGATAACTTTGTTTATCAAACCAAGCAAGACGTGAGACCGATCATTGAACATTGCAAGGTTCTAAGCGAGCAAACACCAGGCAAAGAAATGCGCCACGTTGCCGAGATTCCAATGGTTGTTTATCAGAAAGCTATGAGAGAGGGCTGGATCAACGATAAGGCTAAAATGAAGCGTTGGCTGAATGATCCTGACAACAAAGCGTTTCGCACTTGGCAAGGGAAAATATGACATACAGTGAATTAAAAACAGCAGTTGCAAATTATCTGAATCGCAGTGATTTAGATTCAATGATGGACACCTTCATCATACAAACCGAGGCAGAGCTGAATCGAAAGCTCAGAACAAAAGACATGGTTAAACGTGCAACCGCGACTGCCGATGCCCAATATTTAACATTACCGACAGACTGGTTAGAGGCCATCAATGTCGAAATCACAGCAAACAATTTCAGTCCATTGATGCAAATGAGCATTGAGTCTTTGGATGTTTACCGCAAAAAGAACAACAACAGCACGGGTCAACCCGTTTACTACGCCCTAGTTGATGACACCATGGAATTATGTCCTACACCTGACGGCTCATATACGCTACAATTAACCTACTACTCAAAAATTTCAGCACTGAGCAGCAGCAATACTTCAAACTTTGTCTCAACAAGCTATCCCGATGTTTATCTCTATGGGTGTTTACGCACTGCATCGATTTATCTTATGGAAGATGATCGCGCAGCGGGTTTCACCAATTTATTTGATAAGGCATTGGAAGAAATGAGGATGGAACAAGAACGTGCCGCCTTCGGCAAAGGATCAATGATTCCGAGGCGAAGAACTTACGGCAGAACCCAAAAACAAGTTGTTTATTGGGGCAATAATTAATTAAGAGGAAATAATAATGGCTGGTTTTACAGACTATTTAGAAGATAAAGTTTTGGATCATGTATTCGGGGGCAGTGCTTATTCAGCACCTGGCACGCTTTATGTTGGATTATTCACAGCAGCACCATCTGATACGGGTGGCGGCACAGAGGTTTCTGGCGGTTCTTATGCTAGGAAAAGTATGGCTGCAATGACCGTTTCAGGCACCTCACCTACTACTGCGACCAATGGGGCAGCCGTTGAGTTTGTGACTGCAACGGGTTCTTGGGGAACCATAACTCATGTGGGTATCTTTGACGCATCATCGAGTGGAAACTTAATGGCTTGGGCTGCGTTATCTGCATCAAAAGTTGTAGCTAGTGGTGATGTCATTCGTTTTGATGCTGGCGATCTTGACGTAACATTGGCGTAACCTCATGGCCAGCGTTGGCTATGGTTTATATACCTATGGTAAGTCAAATTATGGCTCACCACAGTATGAGTTTGCGGCTGCAACCATCGCACAAACATCTGGGCTTGATGCAACCGCCAAGCTCGACATCATTGTTTCGGCCACCAGCGCACAAACATCTGGATTTACATCTTCTGCAGAAATAGTACATCCAATATCTGCAACGATCGCACAAACCAGCAGCGTTGTTGCAACAGCAGAGGTGGTCAAGCCAATATCGGCTACCATTACACAAACATCAGGATTTGATGCCACAGCCAGGCAGATTGATAGAGCGCAAGCAAGCATAGATCAAACTTCTGCCATGACAGGTGCAGTTGTTCTTGTCAAACCAGTCACATCCACCATAGCCCAGACATCGGCTATGGCTGGCACAGCAACCATTGTGCTTGATGCCATTGCATCGATGGATCAAACCTCGGCAATGACAGGAAGCGCAGTTAGAATTGCGCTTGGAACTGCCAGCATGGATCAAACCAGTGCCTTCAGTGCTGTTGCAGAAATGGTGGTGAGCGCAGTAAGCACCATTGCAGAGACAAGCGGTATGGAAGCAACAGGCGGAATACGCTTCTATGTTTCAGCCATATCTGCTCAAACATCTAGTTTTTCTGCGATAGGTGGTCTAAAATGGGAAGATCAAACTGTGACGACAACATCTTATACAGATCAAACAGTCGCCACGACAACATGGACTGAACAGTCTCCTGATTCAACAACCTGGAACGAAGCAGCTTAACGGCTGTTCATTTATATATTTAAAAACATAGGTAATTAGGATATGGCCGATACAACCACAACAAATTTATCACTAACTAAACCAGAGGTGGGTGCGAGTACAGATTCGTGGGGTACAAAATTGAATTCTGACCTCGATAGCATTGATGCAATCTTCAGTGCCACTGGCACAAGCGTTGCGATGAACATCGATGGCGCAAACATAGATTCAAGCCCGATTGGTGCGAATACTGCATCGACTGGTGCGTTTACTTCACTTTCTGCGACTTTGGCATCTACGATTACAACAGCAGACAACACCGATACGCTTTCACTTATATCTACGGATGCAGATGCAGCAGCTGGCCCAAATCTTAGAATGTATCGAAACTCAGGATCACCAGCAGATGGAGACATGTTGGGTGCTATTGAGTATGAAGGTCGAAACGACAACTCGCAAGATGTCGTATATGCAGAGCTTTTTGCTGAAACTTACGATGTTTCAGATGGCACAGAAGATGGTCGATTCTTTATAAAAACAATGGTTGGCGGAAGTTCTACCCATAGAATGTATATGAATTTCAATGAAACTAATTTCAATGAAGGTGGCGCAGACATAGATTTCCGTGTTGAAAGCAACGGCAATGCCAATATGCTTTTTGTTGATGGTGGAGAAGATAGAGTTGGAATTGGTACTGCAACTCCAGCAAAACTACTAAGTCTCTCAGAAACAGCAGATGGAACTAAGCTCAGAATAACCAGAGGTGGGCTTTGTGAATGGGATTTTTCCATTGGAAGTACATCTACATTGACTGGTGTGGGTTCTGGTGCTTTAGAGCTTCTTCCGCAAAATGCTGGTACAACTAATGAATTTGCAATAGGCACGGCTGGTTCAACTGCACCTTTATTTCACTTAACAAATTCTCAAAATTATTTTGCGAAAAAGGTTGGAATCGGTACTGCGAGTCCAGCAAAAGAATTAGAAGTTGCTGTGACAGGTGCTAACCAAGCATCTACTGTAAGAATACAAGGCACAGATGGAAACTCTGATGGACATCCGTTGGATTTGAAAATGGATGGCGCTACAGATTCCTTTTCTATTTTAATTGGACAAGGTGGTGGCGCAACTCCTGATGTAGTTTTATTTAATGGAAATAGGAATGGAAAAGTTGGAATCGGCACCGCAAGTCCAGCAGAAATTCTAACTCTAGTCGCCTCATCAGGCGATTGTAATCTCAGAATGGAAGGTTCAGCAGTCAGAATCAAAAAGTCAGGCGTAGATTGGCTTTCTTATGATGGTTCAAACCTTAAAATGTCTACAGGCAATAATGAGCGAGCAAGGTTTGATTCATCGGGCAATTTTATAATTAACGGCACTTCTGCTGAAGTTGCTGGCTCTTGCACATGGACAATAGGATCAAGAAACCCTGTCCAATGTTTTAATGCAAGTGCTTATTCAGTAAATATGGAGTTTATGACTTTTAGAAATCAAGGAACTCAAATAGGCTCTATCACAGCCAGTTCTGCTAGTGCAACTTCATACAACACATCATCAGATTACAGATTAAAAGATGTCAAAGGCTCTATTCAAAATGGATTAGAGAGAACACTAGCTTTAAACCCTGTTGAATTTACATGGAAATCAGATGGAACAATCTCAGAGGGCTTTATCGCACATGAGGCTCAAGAAATCTTTGCTGATGCAGTCACTGGCGAAAAAGATGGTGAAGAAATGCAAGGCATGGATTATGGAAGAATTACACCACTGCTGGTCAAAGCAATACAAGAACTCTCAGCAGAAGTTGAGCAATTAAAAAAACAAGCACACGATAAGTGCGATAACTAAAAGAGGAAAATTAAATGGCAAATACTTACGCATGGGATTGTAAAACAGTTGACTGCTACCCGACTAAGGATTCAAAATCTGATGTCGTTTATAATGTTCACTGGCGTTTAAATGCGACCAGCGATCAAAACGATCCAGAGGGGAACCCTTATGCTGCTAGTTTCTATGGTACTCAAGGAGTATCGACCGATGATTTATCAAATTTCAAACCTTTCGCTGATCTAACCAATGCAATTGTCACGGGTTGGGTTGAAACAGCAATGGGCGCAGATGAAGTGGCTTCTTTGAAATCGGGTTTGGATGCAAACATTGTTGATCAAATTACTCCTACGACTGAGACTAAAACAGTAGGCGGTTAGAAATGGCCCTTATTTCCGTCACTCCCCCACCAGGTGTGGTCACTACTGGTACTGAGTATTCTGCAAAAGGAAGATGGATCGACTCAAACCTGATTCGTTTTCAAGACGGCATACTCAAAAACATCGGCGGTTGGGAATATTTAAAGTCATCGGCTTTAACGGGTGCGCCGATTGGTTTATTCGCTTGGAAAGACAATGACGGCAATAACTTACTTGCGGTCGGAACTAGGGAAAAAGTTTATGTCTATATGGATGAAAACCTGACTTGGTACGACATCACGCCATCTGGATTCACCACTCCAAAATCAACTGACCCCTTGGGTTATGGCGCATACAATTACAATGTCGAAGATTATGGCGATGCCAGATCGCAATCGGGTCTTTCGTTTGCCAAACACTCCTATTCCTTTGACAACTGGGGCGAGTATTTAATTTTTAACTGCTCGTCAGATGGAAAAATTTATCAATGGCGACCCGATGCGGGTTCTGGATCACCCGATGCTGCGGGTGTGGCACTCACCAATGCACCCACGGGTTGTTCTGGCGTATTGGTCAGCAATGAAAGACACATCATTGCCCTCGGTGCGGGTGGAGACCCAAGGAAAGTGCAATGGTCGTCGAGAGAAGCATCGACCACATGGACTGCGGCTTCCACAAACACGGCGGGCGATCTACAAGTGCCGACATCTTCTGAGCTGTTGGCGGGCGTTAAATGGCAAACCGACATGATCTTATTCACTTCAACGGGCTTGGCTAGGCTCTATTATTCGGGCCAACCTTTCGTGTATGGCATTAACGATGCTGGTACGAACTGCAAAGCCATTTCAGCCAGATCAATCGTACAAGCGGGCAATTTCATTGCTTGGCTTGGCGAGAAAACCATATTTCTATATGACGGCTCAGTGAGAGAAATTCCTTGCAGCGTGTCTGATTTTATTTTCGACAACATCAACAAACAATACTCAGGTGCAGTCTGTGGCGGTCACAACAGCTCATTCAATGAGATATGGTGGTTTTTTCCAAGCGGCGACAGCAAAGTGCCAAACAAATACATTATCTGGAACTACGCCGAAAACACATTTGCCGTTGGCACACTCAGTCGCGGTTGCTATCTCGATGAAGGCATATTTGACTACGTTATTGCTTGTGACGACAGCGGAAACATTTACAAAATGGATTCGGGCAATCTATTCAACAGTCCTGGTCTTGGCAGCACAAAACCTTATGCCACATCGGGTGCGATCCAGATCGGTAAAGGCGACAATTATGTGCAATGTAATCAAATCATTCCTGATAGCGAAGCATCTACCCTACCTGGTGTCACCATTAGTTTTAAGGGCAAATATACGCCTCTGGGAGAGACGTTTGACTTCGGTTCTTTCACCTTTGAATCAGACGGTTATACCGATGCCCGATTCAATGGCAGACAGGTGATGATGACGGTGACAGGAGACACAAATCAAGATTTTAAATTGGGCGATATACGTTTGGATGTCACCAATCGAGGCAGAAGATAATGGCAAGACAAGCACTCACAAGACCAGGCGATAATTACGACAGAGGTTATATGAATAATTTGGTCAGCGAAGTTGAATATCGAGACGGGCAATCTTTTAAAAAAGGTGAACGAATCGAAATTGATGGCGGCGACCAAAGCGAATTAGTATTGATTAGTCCAGATGGAACCAAGTACAAACTCAGCGTTGACAACTCAGGAAATCTCTCCACGACCTCAGTCACATAGACAGGCGTGGGAGAAACAATGGGAATGGTGTAAGCCATTGGTGTCATCGTGCTTAAAATATCAAGAAGAATGGGATATACTTGATGTTGAGCGTGGCATAGCAACAGGAAAGCTGATGTTATGGCCCCACCCTTTAAAAGACCAGCAATCTTGCATAATCACAGAATTGGTCGAGTTCCCACAATACCGAGCCATGAACTTATTGTTCTTGGCTGGAAAGATGTCGGATTGTGAGGAAATACTAGAAGCAGTCACCACTTTCGCCCGCATTGCCGAGTGCAAAAAGATTTTCGGCGGTGGGAGGGTCGGATGGAGTAGATACGCAACACGACACGGATTTAAAAAAGAACACATTATAAGTAAAACATTATGAGCAAAGGCGCAGCAACAGCATCCACAGAACTTGATCCACAACTCAAGGAAAGATATTTAGAAGCGTACTCTGGCATTAAGAGTGCAGCAGAAATTCCATTCACGCCATACAGCGGAGACCTTGTTTCAGGATTTAATCCCGATCAAATGGACACGTTTGAAGCCACAAGAGGCATGTTTGGCGATGCCATGAGCTACAACCCAAGGGGTGAATTAGCTGGAATGGCAACTGGCCCACTGGACATCTCTCAATATCAAAACCCCTACCAGGAACAAGTCATTGATGCTTCGATCAACGATTTAAATCGTGCAAGACAACTGCAACAAATGGGCGCACAAGATCGTGCCATTCGTGCGGGTGCTTTTGGCGGTTCCAGATCGGGCATATTAGAAGCAGAAGGCGACAGAGCTTTTTATGATGCTGTCGGCAGAACTGCGGCTGGATTGAGATCACAAGGATTCGACAAAGCCAGTCAGCTCGGCATGATGGATCGTGACTATCGCAGCCAGATAACATCAGGCATGTTGGGCGATCAATACAGAACACTCGGTTTACTCGGTGGCATTGGCGGTCAACAACAAGGTCTCGGACAAGCGGGTCTCGATGCACAATTCGGTGAGTTTGCCAGAGGCGTTGATTATCCACTCAGACAAGCGGGCTTGCTCAGTTCAGCGATCTCAGGGTTGCCTTTTGAAGGAACAGAGACACAAAGGAAGTCTACAGGATTTGGCGATGTCTTGGGCGGATTGCTCGGACTCGGTACTGCAATGGCTGTCGGTAATGTCGGGCCATTCGGTGCTGGCGGAAGGTGGGGTGGATCATAATGGCATACACACCTTTTAAATTTCCACAGCGAACAGCCCCCAACCAGACATTTCCAACGACACCTGGTTATTTCGGTCAACTCAATATGCCTGTGCCAACTGGCCCAGCAACGGGATATAACCCACGAGGCATGTTGCCTCTTGCAACACCCAATGCCAATGCCATGCCTAAGAATCAAAAGGCAGCAATCATCATGGGTGCTTTGTCTGACATATTCAGAGGACAAGACCCCACGCAGAACACGGTTGTTAGGCAACAGCAAATGGTGGCTATGGATGCACAGAGAAAGGCACAGGAAAGATATGATGCGGCTTTTGCAGCAGCAAATCCTCAGATGCAAAAAATTATGGCTGGTTATACAGCTCCAGAATGGCAAACCATACAAGGGCAGTTAGATTTACACAACTTAAAGCAGACAGGTGCTTATGCTGGTACAAGCATGGATGCACAATATTTAAATGATTTAGAGATAGGTGCTGTTGATCCTGAGTTTCAAAAAACATCGAGATACAAAGTTGCATATCAAGAGATGCACGCGCCATCAACTTATATTAACGCTGCTGGCGAGTCCGTGACTAGACCAGGATTAAGACCTGGCACATATCCTAATCCATTTGGAGATGATGAAAGCGGCACAGGCGAGGTATTCGGAATTGGCGCAGAGAGAAGAAAATTATTAAAAACCGATCTTGATACAGTAGAGAGAGTGAGAAATGCAATCGGTGGACTAAGAGAATCTATCAATAGAATTAACCCATCTCCTTTAACTGTAGGAACAGATTTAGCAGAGATTGACGGCAAATATAATGACCTATTACTGGTATTGAAAGATTATGCAAAGTTGGGCGTTTTAGCTGGGCCAGATTTGGACTTGTTAAATAATTGGGTTGGTGATCCCACATCAATTAAACAGCTTTTAAAAGGCGGAGATCAAGGAACATTGGTGCAGCTCAAATCACTGGAAGATGCGGTAAGAAGATCAGAGATCACCGCGAAGAAAGAACTCGGTGAGGACATAGAGGAAGCACCAAGCCAAAACAAAAACAACATAGCCTATCTTAATGGTCAAGCTATCGTTCCAAACGCACAGGGAACTGGTTGGGTTTATAAAGACACTGGCGAACCAGTTAATCAGTAATGGCCCTTGAATTACCAAAAGGCGCAACAACAGTACCGCCGCTTCCTGGTGGTGCAATCAGCTTTGATGGACTTGATGAAAAAACAGGTGCGCCAAACAAGTTAAGAGCAGTTATCAATGCTTATCGAAAACCAGAAGATAAAATAAAAGTATTGCAACAATATTACCCCGATGCGATTCCATTTGGCTCTGACAACTATGTTTTCAAAAACCCGAATACTGGACAACCCACTCTTTTTAACCCAAAAGGTTTTGATGTTGGGGATGTTGTTGAATATGGGCGTGTCGCAACTGAAATATTGGCATCCATACCAGGCTTTGCGGCTGGTGGTCTCGTATCTTCACCAACGGTTGTTGGAATACCCGTAGCGGGCGCGGCTGGTGCTGCGGTCACATCAACCGCTGCTGGAAACTTATATGATGCCGCACTCAGAAAAATGTTTGGTTCAGGCGTTGATGACACAAGAACTGCGGGAGAATTTGCTTCCGAAATTGCAACACAAGCTACCATTGAGGCTGTGACACCTTTTCCAGCTCAAAAGGTTTTGTCTGGCACGAGAGATATTGCCAGTAAAGCGTTAAACACGGAGACAGCAAAGAACACGATTGAGGCAGCAAAGAATCTAGATATTAAAAACCTACCTTTGGGTGTAATTGCGAAGGGCGTTGCCCCAACCGAAAATGCAATTGCATCAACGCTTGGCGGTGGAAAAATTGTTAAATCATACGATGATGCAATAAAAAGGCTCAGTGACAGCGTTGATGAAATTACATCAATGTCAGGAACTAAAAGCGCATCTGAGGTTGGCTCAACTGTTTCGGATGCTGCGTTCAGATTTGAAGATGAGTTTATTACACAATCTCAAAAACTATATGACGATCTTCTTGGGCTGATTCCATCGAATCAGGTTTTTGATTTACCAAGTCTTGAGAAAGCATTAAGAGCAAATAAAAAAATATTTGATAACAACAAAATCAATCAAGTATTTGGTGATAGTTTTACCAAAAAAATCAGTAAAATTTTTGACAAAGGCTACGCACAACCAGGCGGTGGCCCTGTTGAGCTAACTTACAACGATATTAAGCAACTACGCACATTGGTTGGAAAACAAATGAAAGGCGTTTATGTGGTTGGCACTTCTCCCGATGCGGCAGCGATGAAACAAATATACGGCGCACTCTCTGATGATATGTTTAAAGCAGCTAGAGATGTTGGTGGCGAAGCGTTTGATACCGCGAAATATGCTGATACTTATTATAAGCAAGGCATTGACATTCTAAATAAAAAGATCAGACCATTAACTACAACTGCTGGTGGCAAAGAGCAGTTAGCAGACGAGAGGATTTACGACAAAGTAGTCACAGGCACGAGAACCGAGCCAAGCAAAATGAATGAGACACTCAAGGGCTTTATGACTGCGGATGAGATTGCGACAGTTGGAGAAAAACAACTTTATGACTTAACCAGAGACACCGCTGGAGATTTTAGTGTTGGCAAAACAGTTAGCAATCTCAATAGATATAAACAAAGAACAGGTGAATACCCTGTGACCATCGGAAGTCTTGGGCCAAAAGTTGATGACATTGATCTATTATCTAGGGGGTTTAAAGAAGCCAGCAAAAGTTATAACTTTTCCAACACCGCAAGAGGAAATGCAGCAAGAGAGTTAGGCGCATCATTGGGGCTTGGCGCGGGCGGTGGGCTGATTTCTGGTGATCCGACTGTCGGTTTGAGTATTGCGGCGGGTTCTTATTTGTTGCCTAAAACGGTTGCAACCATGTTGTCCAACCCAGCAACAAAGGCAGCCTTCACAAACTGGGCAACAAAAGCGGGTACTCCTGTAAGTGAAAAAATTGCTGTTTTGGTATCAATGGGCGTATCTGCACCACAGGCTGAAAAATTAATTGAAGGTTCATATAGAGAGCAAAGTGTACAGTCAGGCTTTCTTGGAAACTAAACCAACACCAACATAATCGTCTGAATCACTAGCCCATAAAAAACCACACGAAACATAAACTTGTATCGTTCGATTTCAGATAATAGATTTTCGCGTTCCTTTTGGCTCACTTGGATTCATAATTGGGGGTTTTAGTGAAGTTAGAATCATTCTAAAAAAAAATATAACTTTATTCAAAATTATTTAGAATATCTATTATTTTCAGATAGCCCTGAATGTCGTCTTGGGTGTCAACTTTGTCTGGCTTGTTATACAAACGCACTGATTTAAATAGCACCATCATCGTTGCTGCTTGTTCGGGTGTAATGTCCACATCAAGCACCCCACTCCACACTCTCGCCAACTGGCGAAAGAACCGCATTGGATGTCCGTATTCGAGTCCTTTTTTATGTATCAGCTCATCGACTTGAAATTCATTTTGAATCATTACGCTTCCTCATTAAACAAATCGGCTTCTGCTTGTCTGCGCCTGGTTAATCCTTCCAGCTCTGTCAGCTCACCTTTGACTCTGGCTTTGTTCCAACGCTTCATTTGATAAGGCACTTCATCGTACTTTTCTTCGTTTAATTTTTTCAAAAGGGTACTCTTAGAAAACGCACTGGGTCCGATGTTGTAAATTAGACTGACAAGCGCTGAGTTTTGATTAGCATTTAAAGGAACACTCACTAAATCATCAATGTATTGCTCATACTCTCTGAGTTCTTTATCAAGCATTGCAGTCGCAAATTGTTCAGTGATTGAATCGCCTTCTTTAACGCCCTTGGTATGCCCATAGCCAATCGTGAGTACATCGGCAGCATCTCGATAAGCGTTGGTTTCTAATCCTTCAAATTGTTTTATGAGGTTGAGTCCTCTGTTGTTGATTTTGGTCATGTTAACTCCAATTAAAATAATCGCTATGAGAGCGAGAATAAATTTAAGACTCAATCGTCTTGGTTTCAGTAATGATTTGAGGTGTTTCTTCATCGCGTTTTGCAAACTCTTGTTGTAATCGATCCGTTAAAAGGTTTATGTTCAGAGTCAATGATTGCCTCAATAGTCCTTGCTTGTGCGTTTCGTCATGTGTACGCAATGCTTCATGGATGTTTTTAAGGTCATTTACCAAATCCCTTTCAGCATCGCTCAGATCGCTTTCAGGTATCTCAACTTCATTGCCCTCTGCGTTCTCATACTTGATGACTGGTATCGGTTCTTCGGTTGCTTCGTTTTTTACTTCTTCGTTCATTGTTGTTCCTTGTTTAATAGTTGTAATTTTTTGTGGCTTTTTCCCATGCATCGACTGCAACAGCCATACAGAGATTGCTGCCTTCTTTGATGCCCTTGACAAACCAATCCGCAAACTCGCCTTTGTTTTCTTCAAACCAGGCTATGAACTCAGGATCGGTTTTCTTTTTGTGAACGCCCTCAACGTAAGGTCTGGTTGGGTTTAGTTTGTATTCATTATTCATAATTGCCCCAAGGCTGTTTGCCTCTGTTTTTGTGATATCGTTCTGCCAAGAATTGACGACAAACCCTGTAATATCGAAATAAATTTTTATATGGTTTTTGCCCGTGCCGATGTCTTTCTAAGTCGTTTTCACCTTTCTTCATCAACACATAATTTTTAAAACTAGGATCAAGCTGCATCATTCTTTACCGCCTATTCGTATCTGACCATTCAGATCAAAATGAATCTTGCCCATCTTTGCCAAAAACTGTAAGCGCGGATAAACTGCACCGCGACTCATGCCCATCTCTTTAGCAATCTGATGTTGGGTTGGGGTAAAGCTATATCGCTTATAAAGTTTCTTAATCACTTTGAGTGTTTCAATGGCGTTTTTTTGTCGCCTGTTTTCAATCGATGTCTTCATTTTGAATCTCCTTGATTGTGAGGGTTTTGTTTCGCACAACACGCGCTTCTGTGGCGGGTATGACTTTGGTGACTTCTGGCTTTGCTTTGTATCGCCTAGAACCCCATTTGATCTGAAACTGGCCCGTGACTGCATGATCGTTCTCTTGCATAAGTGTTTTGATCTCAGTCTCTCTGTCATCAATGATTTGTTTTGCGTTCTCAATAATTCGCTTTGAGGCTTGTATGTCCTCAACCTTCATTGCGATCTCGTCTGGAAGCTCAACCAATTTATCCACCGACTCTGACCAAATGATATTGGCATCGATGCTGTTCTCTGGCTCAAAATATTTGCGAGTCTTTATGCGTTCATCAAAATCAGTCACGATTTCTTCCAACCACGAACTGAACTCAGGGTCACGTTCGTAAACGTAAACCCTAAGATCAGTCGAAGCATACAAGACCACAACAGCGCACCAGTCTAATCCAGCGCATTCCATAAGCCCCTGAGCTTGGAATTTGCCTCGCCAGTCTGGGAGATCATCGTCTCCATAGTCTCTTGTGGTCTTGGCTTCTAGGATGCCATCACCAGTCAAACGCAGTTCTTTATTATTTGAGGTAAATATGTTTTGCGTTGTATCGGTTTTGACAACCAAGGGGGATTCATCGCCTACCGTTGCCGTTGCGATGCCATCGGGCGATCCAGCAAGCGGTAGTGTTTTGTGTATTAGAGGCTCATCGATGTCGAGCTGTGGGTTTGTTAAACCGAGTCTAAGACATGCTTCCTCTAAGATTGGATTCTCCAGGACATCGCCCACTCTCATAAAGAGAGGTTGCTTATCGTCTCGGACATTCTCAAATCGTGCTGCCCTGATACAGCGATCAAGCAACTCGTTCTTGGTTAGGCCATAAGGGTAGTTAGGATCAAATACCGCTAGACCAGAACACGAGAGCTGATAATCAGGTGTGACTTTACCGACCATATCTGCTGACTCCCATTGCATCTTCAATGTCCTCAACAGACCAAGTAGTCATGACTCGATTCCAGTTTTTATCTTGGAAGTCGAAATAATTTACATAGGTCAAACCAATGTGATCGCCCTGATCGATCCTTCGATACGATTCAATACAATCCACAGGTATCTTGAGACAACCTTTTATTCGTGGCACATATGGGTTAATGTATTTAGGCTTAGATGTTGCATGTTGGTACATGGTACTCTCCTCTCTTTGAGAGCGATTGCGACCATACATCTACCAACGGCATCCTTACAGCAGTAATTGTAAAAGCTGTTAGGACAGTTCCAACTACCGAATTTACCTTAATATATATTATACGCATATATACAGAGTAAATTTTTTTAGACGATACGGTGCTTTCGCTTGATTTTATTGAGTTTGACAAGGTTTGAGCCTCATCGGTGGGTAATGAATCAGGTGTTTCATAGGAAAAACACCTAAAAAGGGGTTCTCGGAACAGCTTTACCAAAGGGCCAATCACTCGGCATCCCTAGTTGATCGGCGTTCCCGAAGGGTTAAACGGGCATGATCCAATATGCGCTGGGCAATGGCTGCCTTCATTGACATGCGAAGCTCGGCGCGTTTGATGGCCTTTAATTCATCCAATACGTCTTTGAATACATCGATGGCATCATCGAGGTCGTCACTGGTCAGCATTGGGATTTCAAGTCTCTTTGTACCCCACCCAAAATAATCGAGGTGATACACCTCTTGGTCTTTTGTGTTGGTGGTGGGTAGAGTCATGCCTGTTTTGTTCTCCTGTTTTTTCATTGTTCACCTAATATATTTTTTTTGTTTATGTTTGGTCAAGGGGAAATACTGATAATAAATGGTGATAATAAATGGTGATAATAAATTATCAGTATTTATTGGACAGCCTTTCATCAATAATTCTGATTGGCATCACGAATGAAGCCCCTTATGCGTTCGTCAAACTGATCGGGGTCTGTGCCTTGCCATCCAATGTAATGAAACAGCCAGTCGTTCTCGGCTGTGGACCATGCGCCCTCAGAAAAGTCATTGAGATCGGCTCGATCCAATCCGAATTGTCGCATGTTCCAAAGCACCCAATCTTTGATGTGTTCTTCGCTGTAAACATAATGCTTGGCACGATTGTCAATGACCTTTGTAAATTTATTATAAACACCCGTCCTTTTTCTAATGAGTCCTTTGTTGAGGTGTTTCTTCAAAATCTTCCGAACCGAATGGATGGTGTATTCGCCTTTGCCTTTCACTCTTTCCACCGATGAGAGAATGTCGGTTTCGGTGGTTTGTTGGTTGGCAATGCAGCGAATCAAGATGATGGCTAAAATGTATCGATCGGGTGGATTCGAAGATTCATTGATTGCATCACTAAAATTGGATGACAATGATTCCAATCTTGAAGATCGCAGTGCAGACAGAAACAAAATGGTCACACCCAAACACATTACAAAGGTGTCAAATGTTTCGAAATTAATCGTGCAGTTCTTCCAAGCCTTTTTAAAGAAAAGGCTGTGATCGGGGTCTAATTCTCGTGGGAACTCTAAATACTGAAATCCGCCTTCTTTTACTTCTCTCATGACAACTCCTTTATTTTCAACAATAGATTCCTGACGTTTGATGGATGCCAGGTTCTTCCATAGCGTGATTTGATGCCCTCGGCATTGAGTCGGTTGGCAATGTCCTGATAGGTGTTTGCCCCACTCTTTTGAATCTTCTTCACCACAGGGCGCATCGTGACCGCAAAGTCATTGGCTCGTCTGGTGTGATCTTCCGAGGCTTTTTGGGTGGCTTCCTTGATGTTTGGATTGCCAAACTTCATGCCTTTGGCTTTCAGCTTTGCCATTGCTTTCTTCGTGTTGCGAGAAATCTTTTTGCGATTCTGTGCCACGATGTTTGCCATCATGTCCATCGGAATCCAATGAACACCCCAAATGTCGAGTGCTGCAAATTTCAGGCCATACTTGTTGTATGCCTCTAACATCAGGCTCACAAACTTCAAGTTGTTGATCCTAGAACCGAGCTTTGGACTCAATATATTGGCTTTGTTTCTGACTGCATATTTAATTGCCAATTCAAGCTGTGGCATGTGATAAGGATTCCTCGATTTCTCTTCGATGTATTCCTTTAATATGTGTCGTGTCTTGCCCTTATCACGAAGGGGTGGATCGGTCGCTTCCTTGAGCTGGATGCGTTTCTTGTCGATGTCATCGTCACTGATGTGGTAGGTCACGAACCGAGTGGTGCGCCCTACTTTCACCTTGCCGACATCTGCAAAATCATCTTTTGTCATATTGTTCTCCTATGATGATTGTATTGAATTAAAAATCTCGTTGCCAACATCGTTCACATTCTGCTTGGCAGTCTCATCCATGACATGTGCATAACGCATAGTCGTCTTTGGACTTTTATGCCCTAGAAGGTTGCCTATTTCAACAAGGCTCACTTTCTTAGAACGCAGGGCAAATGTTGCAAACGAATGTCTGAGGTCGTGTAAACGAAGATCGGGTACACCCGCCTCTTCCCTTACTTGCAACCAAAACTTATCGGGGTATTTGCTTTGCATCATTGAACTGCCTTTGCGTTCTAGGTGGTTCACAATCTGCATCGCTTGATCGTTTAGATGGATCACACGATCACCATCTTTGTCATCGGTCTTGTGTTCCCTTAAAACGATTCTGTTGCCTTCTAGGTCATCCCATTTGGCAGATGCCAACTCACCTTTGCGACAACCTGTGTAGATTAAAAGCATGATGAAATCGATGTGTTTCTGATTGTCTTTTGTGCGTTTGCGATTGAGTACATCAAAGATGCGTTTCATTTCATCTTCATTGCAATATCTTTTGCGTTTTAAGTCTGGATGTCGCTTGATAAAGGTGCATGGGTTCTGCTCGACCATCTCGTATCGCATGGCAATATCAAATGTGCATTTCAATATCGTGAGACATCGATTGGCGATACCATTGCCACTTTTGCTTACCTCATAGAACCAATCGTTGATCTGATCGTGCTTGATGCGTTTGATGTTCTTATCGCCTATTGAGTCTTTGATGTGTCTCAACCATATTCGTTCCATGGAAGATACGGTTTTCTTCTCACGGCGATTGAGGTCGCACACATAAAGCTCGAAGGCTTTATTGAGGGTTTCCATTTCGTTCTCCTATATAAAACTTAATTAGGTATCACGCCTACAGCATGAACACTCTTGTTTCTTTGTTTGGCAATCAAATCTGCATAATACTGTTTGTCATTCCTTGTAAGTGTTCGCTCATCAGAGCTTGTCATTTCTCCTGATATAAAAGAACACATTTGCTCGAATATCTCTTTGTCGCTTAGTCCTTTTTCTATTAACCTTGCTATATTCTTCTTTGCAGATTTTTCTTTATTTTGTGGGTTTAGTCTTATTAATTCTTCCCAATGTTTTGTTTGTTCCATTTCGTTCTCCTATAAAAAAGGCAGCCTTAATTGGCTGCCCTGTTGTTTGTTTGGTGTTCTTCGATTAGATTCAATGCTCCGTTTTTTGCTTCTTTCCAAGAAAAGACTCTGTATTCCCATGGATCAAGAGTTTCTATTTCGGGATCGTTTTTGTCATAGACTTCAATAATCAACTCGTTCTCAAACCAATCATCGTGGTAAATGTGCAACCAATCGTGTTCCTCTGTCAACATCTGACATCTTTGTTTGGGTGAAATCCTTTTCTTCTTAGGTTTCTCAACCTCAACGATTGCGATTTCTGGAACAGCCTCAAAAGGTTTATGCCTTCTGCTGAGTTTATGTTTTCTTTTCCATTCATCAAAACAATCGTGGCTAACTCTAAACTGATACATTGTTTGGCACAGTTCATCGATGCTTGGTTGTTTGGGATGAAAGATGTTAAGAAGATTACAATAGGCTGAAACAAATTGACGACCATGTAAATCATCTGTTAAGAGATGTGCGTATTCATGAAGTATCACTCCATAGTTCATACTCCATCTTTTTCTCAGGTGTATCTCAGACCTACCTTCGACAAAAGAACAGCCATGACCATCTTTAAATTTAATTTTAGTATTTCTTTTAAAGATTTTATCTAATCTTTTGATAATTAATCTCACTTGTTGCTCGGTAAGATAACTGATTTTAGTCATCCATGATTGAGAATTTTCCCAGTCATATACTCGCTTTCTTTGAAAGTCTCTTACCTCAGTCATTTCGTTCTCCTATGTATTTTTTATGTATAAGTATTGTTCTATTTCTATTGACTATATAGACATATATAGAAATTACAAGTACTATTGGGTCATCTTTTTCAAGTTGTAAATTATGAAAAAACCACAATACAAAGCACTATGGGTTGATCCAGAGCTACACGCTCAAATCCTTTGTCTAGCGGACTTTCAGAGGCGCAGCATTAAAAATGTAGTGGAAAGCATACTCAAAATAGCAATCAGAGAAGAAGCCGAGAAAATTGAAAACGGTGAAAAATAATAGCAAAAGATAGGAGATTTGCGCATGTCAAAGAAGAGTAGAACGAAGGGCCATAACTTTGAAAGAGAAGTTGCGCTCATTCTAAACGAGGCTTTTTACATGGCAGATTTACCCATCAAAGTACAACGTGATTTAGCACAATATCAGGAAAGAGACCGAGGCGATCTCGTTGGTCTCGAGGACTATGGTTTTGTCATTGAGTGCAAACGATATGCCAAAGGCAATAAACCCCTCACCGCTTGGTGGGATCAGGTCACGAAAGCTGCCGATTATCAAAATGCCATCCCCCTACTCATCTACCGATTTGATCGACAACAATCAGAAGTGCAATTCCCATTGATGATGTTCATCACAGAAAGAGAGCATCAACCTGAGTTCAACGAATATTTTGTACGCATGGATTTCGATAAATTCTTGCACCCATTCATCTCTTATTTAAAGGCGAAACATGAGCAGTGATGACAAAGGCGATTTCGCAGAGTTCTTGGAGTTTATTAAAGACTTCTATCAAGGCTATGTTCAGAGCTGTAAGTCGCAAGATAAAGAACCACTGGAATACGAGGTCTATGTGGACACACGATTCTTTTGGCTTGTGGATCGATACAAAGAGTTCAAAGGGTTGGTGCATTGATGAATCCTAAGTTTGAAGATTTTAAACGGGTGGTGGTCGCTCTATTTTTGGGGGCCATCGTAATTTTAATCACTAATAATTTATAAGGAGAAGAAAATGAGCTTATTAGGACTAAACGATGCAGCAGATGACAAGCTGTTCATCCGATATATGCCATCTACTAATGGATGGTTTGTCGGCAAAGAAGATGAAGTGGATTTGAAATACTTTATCTTAAACCCAAGTTCTGTGAAAACAGGATGGGGCAAAATCACAAAAGGAGAAGCCCCTGATTGGGTGTTTGATGAAGCCCTTGGTAAAAGAGCGATTCGACCAGGTGACACAGAAGAAGAGAAAATGAACTACAAACGTGGTTTCTCTGTGGACATGTTTATCCAGGAGGAAGGGCTTAGAACATGGTCAACCACAACCACTGGATCAAACATTGGTTTTGAGAACGTCTACACCGAGATACATGCCAAACAAGCAGAGAACGTGGGCAAGTTTCCCGTGATCGAATATACGGGTTCTGAGGCGATCAAAATAGGCAAAGGCAATACACGAGTGCCTCAGTTTACTTTGGTCAAATGGGTCGAGTCGGATGAGTTCGAGAAGAATGAACCGAACGGTGCATACGAAGAGCCTAGCTTTGATGAGCCAGTGGCAGAAGATAACCCCCAAGACGATATACCGTTCTAGACAATATCGTCACCCAAAAGGCTAGGGTGGGTTTGTTCTCCTATCTTCCCACCCTAGACCTATAGGAGATAACATGATTGAAATCAGATACGCAGATAAAAACGACTTGGTTTTTATTGATTATTTACAAAAAAAGAACGCAGAAGATTTATCTTTTTATCCTAAAGTAGTTTTTGAAAGAGAGGTTGAAAACAAAAGATTGCTATTAGCCTTAGTCAACAAACAACACGCTGGATACTTATATCATGGAAGCATTGAGGTTTATAAACCAATAAAAATTCATCAAGCCTGTATCGAATATGATCTGAGGGGTAATTGGTATGGGGCTGGTTTGGTTGGAACATTAGAGGACATTGGAAAGTTAATCAACGCACAAGGCATATCATTGCGTTGCGGTTCTGATATTGCAGCAAATAGTTTTTGGAAATTGATGGGTTTTAAGTGCATTGATATACAACCAGGCGGTATAAGGAGAATGAGAGACATCAATGTTTGGTTCAAGCAGATAACAGAGGATATGTTTGGGGATGAGATTGACAACAGTTTAGCAATCGAGCCAAGCACCAAGAAAAAAGACTCAAGTTATTGGAGAAAGCGAGGAGAAAACAAATCACAAAGCAGTATGTTGAGAGGGGATGCGCTGTTGAAATACAGGGAAGAAATACTGAAGGAAGCAGAACATGATTGAAATCAGTCAATACAGCAAAGAGATCGCTCTGGCCCTACTCGGCGAGGAGAACAAGCGACTCAGCAGTGCTTATGAGCTGAGATACGGCAACAAGGGCAGCTTGTCGGTCGATCTCAACAAAGGCACTTGGTTCGACCACGAAGCCGATGAAGGCGGTGGCATGATCAGTTTTATAAAGAAATATCACGGCGAGGATGTAAGCCAGTTTTTAAGGTCGATGGGCATCGAGGATTTGCAACCCGTATCGGTGACAGCACAACCAGAAAAGCCCACAAAGAGTTACAGCAATGACGAGATGCGCAACATGGCGAAGAAAGCCGAGTTGGTGTCTCGTTATTCAGACACGTTCTGTGTCATGCGTTTTCCAGGCAAGGTCATACGACCGTTCAGCCGATTGGACGATGGCACATGGCAAATGAAACGCCCCAAGGGGCAACTTCCATTGCTGATCTCAAGCGAGGGCGATGAGAGTTTGCCCTGTTTGATCGTTGAGGGAGAGCAAGCAGCACTTGGTGCTAGAGCATTGTACGAGGGCATTGTGGTCACATGGCACGGTGGCACGGGCAGTTGGAACAATCAAGATTGGTCACAGCTCAAACGCTTTCCCAAAGCGATTATATGGCCCGATAACGATGAGGCGGGATTTGAGGTTGCCAAGTCGATCAAAGACGAGCTGAAAACACACGGCATTGACACGGTGATCATTGAACCGCCTGAACACTTCCAGCCCAAAGACGACCTCATGGATGCGTTTGAGCGCGAAGAGCCGATCAATGTGATTGAGTTGGCAGATGCGCGTGCGATGGATAGAGGTAAACGAGTTATTTACAGTCATTATGGAGATTTCAAAGACAAAGAATATCCTCAGATGGTGTGGGTGATCGAGAACCTTATGGCAAGAGGTCATTTGTCCATGATTCATGGCAGTCCTGGACACGGAAAGAGTTTAATTACACAGATCATGGCTGTTTGCTTGGCTGCTGGTTATGACTTTGGACACTATCGCATTGAGAAGCCACAAAAGGTTTTGTTGGTCGATGCAGAGATGCCACCTGTGAGCTTACAAGAGCGATTTGCAGACATGATGATTATTTTTAATGGCGAGGTTGAAAGAGATGAACTGATTAAACGAGTCAATCAAAACTTGGTCATTGTCAGTCATCACGATCAACCAGAGGGATTGATTCCACTCAATACCGATGATGGCAGAGAGTGGTATTACAACCTGATCGATGATGTCGATCCAGACTTCATTATTCTCGATAATTTATTAACGCTGATGCAATTTGAGGACTCAAACAGTTCTGAAGAATGGGTCAGAGAGGTCAATCCCCTACTCCTTAAAATGAGGCAACAAGATCGTTCCGTGTGGTTTGTGCATCACTCAGGTAAATCAGGCAAACAACTCGGCAGCATGGCAAAAGAGGTCATATTGGATTGTGTCGTCAGAATTGAGCTGCAAGGCATCGATGAAGAGGACGATGACAGCATGCTTGGATTGGACACCAATCTGCAAGAGTCTAAGTTCAAATGGACATTCGAGAAAACCAGACATTTTTACGGCCAACATGCTTTCCCTGTGCTGTGGAAATACAGCAATGGAATATTAACCAAAGACCTCACTGACAAAGAAATGAGGACTCAAATGGTTGCAAAAATGAAGATTGAGGGCTTGAGCAACAAGGAAATTGCCAAAGAGTTTAAAATAAACGAGAGAACCGTAAGACGAGACCTCAAATCGGCTGAAAGCCTTGGATTTATTGACAATGAGCCTGAATTTTAGTGCAAAAACAAAATGTCCACTTTTCGAGCTAAAAAAAAGGGCAAAAGTGGACATGGTTTTCATGAAGTGGACATTGGGTTGGACAAAAGAGTGGACATTGTTGTCCAAAATAATATGAATAAAATCAATAACATACAAAAAAGTGGACATTTGGTTGGACAACATCTTGGACATGATGTCCAGAAATTGATGACAATGGACAGGCGGACAAGTGTATATAAAAGACACTTGTCGCCTAGTCATGACCTTTTTGTCCTTTTTTGAGCCTTATTTATTATGAGTAATTTAGAGTACAGAATGAAGAACATCAGAGACGAGTCTTTTAAAAAGAAAAAGGAAGAAGCCAACGCGGTTTATTCAAAGATGTTAAAACTCAAAGCAGAGGCATCGGCTCGTTATGGGTGGGATCGAATCATGGAGATTATATCGCCTGATTTGAGAAAGCGATTCTATCGTCAGCAAATGTTGTTGACCAATTCGTTATTGGAAAACGATCCAGACGAGATCATCAAACAATCCGAGGGCATGATGCGTGGCATAACTGCCCTGGTTGAATATGTCAGCGAACAGGGATTTCAAGAACTCGATGAAAACATATGGATTACCAAGCATAAAAAATTGGGTGTGCAAATATTGATTGCATTGGATCAAGATGCTTTGGCGAAATGTGCTGCTATTTGTCAGGCAGAACCACCGAGTCTGTATTTCAGTATCAATGAAATATTTTGCATGATTCCAGAAGAGACATTCGATATTAAAAAAAGATTTAAGGAGAGCTTTGGAGATGTGACGATTCTCAGTCGTAAACCGATTGACATCGATAAGGAGTCACAGAACTTTATTGAAGATGAAATACTTTATTAATAATGGCCCATTACAAAAAACAATATGGCATTTCAGGGGAGATGCTAACAGCGACCTATTTTCTATTAAAAGGCTTCAATGTGTTTCAACCGTTTGCGACATCATCAAGGGATTTGCTCGTGGAGATTGAAGGCAATTACTACGGCGTACAGGTTAAAAGTGGAATGAATCCTTGGAAAGACCCAACAAGAAAGAAAAAGCGATACAAGTTTAACCTGAAGCACAGCTCAACTCACGATCCATACGATCAAGACATCGTTCATATCTTCGCTTGCGTTGATCTCAGAACAAAGTTTATTTTGTTTGAAGAAAACAGAGGCCAGAAAGCCAAGGCTGTGACTATTGATAAGTTCACATTAGAGAATCAAGAACAATCATTTGACGAGATGCTAAAAAAAATTAAATAAAGAATACAACTACCATAGGGTTATAATTATGGACAATGAAAATGAAAACGAAAATCAAAAGCAAGAGCTGACATTGGAATCGGTGGCTGCATATTGGACTCATCGTGGCTTTGTTGGCAAACAGCTTGCCATCAAAATTGCAGAGACAATGAGTCGTGGTGAAATCGTAGACAATGGCAATGATGCTTGCAAGGTATGTGAATGACTGTAAAAAAGAAAGTTGGAAGAAAGAGGATTGACCTCAATCCTGAGAAGGTCAGAAGATTGGCAGCACAAGGATTGAGTCAGAAGCAAATTGCTAAAGCAATGGGTGTGTCCTGGAATACTTTGAGTCGTAATCGTAAACGATCAAAGGATTTCAATGCTGCATACGAACAAGGCGTTGCTGAAGGATTGTCCAGCGTGACTAATTCTTTATATGAGCAAGCGTTGGGTGGCAATACAACTGCTTCGATATTTTTCCTCAAGAACCGAGATGAAAACAGATGGCGTGACAGAGTAGAAACAACTCACGACCATACATTAAGCCTCACAAATGTAATAGATTCGGCTAAAAAAAGGCTCATTGATGTCACTCCTGAACCAAAAAAGATCAGCAAATTAGATATTAGTGAATGATTGTGCTTATCGTGCATGAAACCTTCAAAGCATTGATTCTATTGAGATACAAGACGATTAAGGGTTGTTGTATGGCTAATTTTGAACCTCTTAAAAGGCGGGGGGAACAAAAGTTGTTGCCGCGCCGAGATCAAGGCCATCTTTTGTTTTTTCCCAACAAACAGGGAAAATCCACTGTTTTTAGCCAGGCAAATACAGTTCTTATTCAGGTAAAAGCCTTGAAAGCCTTTATCTATAGGGTTTTCCATGTTCTATACCAGAACATAGTAAGCAATCTCAGCTCAGTTTCGGCGGCTGGATCGCTGCTTAGACCCCCCTTCGATTCCAAGCGGGGGGCGTTTGTTTTCGTACCCCCGAACTAAAATTTTTTAATTTTTTGTGAGATGAAATACACCCCTAAACAAGAAGAAGAATTGATGACCGATATATGGTCACTTACCATAAAGGATTCGCCACTGAACTTTGTGCGTTATGCCTTCCCTTGGGGCATCGAGAACACCCCCCTCGAAGAATTTACTGGCCCTAGAGAGTGGCAAGAAAAAATTTTACGAGACATTGGCAATCACATACGCAAGAACGAAACAATCGATTTGCCTGAGATGTTTAGACTCGCAGTTGCCTCTGGTCGCGGCATTGGCAAGTCGGCTTTGGTCGCCTGGATCATTCTTTGGTTTTTATCCACGCGTCTTGGCGGCACAGTCGTTGTATCTGCCAACACCGAACAACAGCTCAGATCGAGAACATGGGCAGAGCTGGGCAAGTGGCTCACTCTATCCATCAACGGTCATTGGTTCGCAAAGACAGCGACCACACTGAGACCGCAAGCATGGTTTGAAGAATTATTGGTCAGAGACCTAAACATCGATTGCGGCTATTACTATGCAATGGCTTCTTTGTGGTCAGAAGAGAATCCGGACGCATATGCTGGCCTCCATAGTACCTTGGGTATCTTACTGATTATGGATGAGGCAAGCGGTATACCCGCACCGATTTATTCCGTGTCTGAAGGCTTTTTCACAGAACCCACAAAGAATCGTTTTTGGCTGACGTTTTCAAACCCAAGGCGCAACACGGGGCCATTCTTTGATGCGTTTCACTCAAAACGAGCGTTTTGGAACACGGAACAGATCGACTCACGCGATGTCGAAGGCACAGACCAGGCGTTGTTTCATAAAATGATTGAGCAATACGGTGAGGATTCCACCGTTGCCAGAGTCGAGGTCATGGGTGAGTTTCCAAAAGCCGATGACGACACTGTGATTCCTTTGGAGTTGGCAAGAGCAGCGGTGAGCCGTGATGTGGAATTAACTGCATCTGAGCCGATTGTATGGGGTTTGGATGTGGCTCGGTTTGGGGGCGATAATTCTGCGCTGTGTGTTCGTCAAGGCAACACGGTATTTGAGATTAAAACATTTCGCTCGATGGATTTAATGCAACTTTGCGGTGCGGTCAAAAATATTTATGACTCTGCGACCGCAATGAATAAACCGCAAGAGATATTGGTCGATGTCATTGGTCTGGGTTCGGGCGTGGTGGATCGTCTTTCTGAGTTGGGCATGCCAGTGCGCGGTGTCAATGTTGCGGAATCGCCCGCAAGTCGCAGAAACTATTTGAATCTACGCGCCGAGTTGTGGTTTGCGATCAAAGATTGGCTTACCAAAAGAGATTGTCGTTTGCCAGAGGATGATGAATTGATTGCAGAACTGACCTCACCGCAATATACTTATACAAGTGCTGGCAAGATAAAGATTGAAGCAAAAGAGGCAATGCGTAAACGCGGCATCAAGTCTCCCGACAAAGCCGATGCGCTGGCACTGACGATGGCAAGCACCGCTGCGACCTTTACGGGTGGCACGATTTCCTCGATGGGGTATAATTTCAAGAAACCCCTAAAATCAAAAATTATACGAGTGGGATAAGCATACATGGAATATACAGATACCAAAGGGTCATACGATATTAGCGATGAAGATACGCTTGATTTACAAGCGGTCGTCAAAAGCGAAATGGA